GTCCCCGTACTGGGCACCGCCAACCTTCCGACGCAGCTTCACCAGCTCGTCATCGGTCATCAGCCCATTGAACGTTGCACCCTCAACCAGTTCGTTTGCACGATTAGAAACCCATTCGGACTTCTTCACTCCTTGGGGTCTGACATCAAAACCGTCCCACTCCTCGACCGCACGGATGTAAGCCTCATGGCCCACCTTCCAGGTGAATGCCATCTGCCTAGTGACCTCATCACCTGCCTGCATGATCGAGAAGACAGGGGAGTAACCAGCGGTTGACGCACCTCCGGTCAGCCCCTCGATGGCAATCCCAGCTACTTGACGGGCTCCTGCGTTAAACAAACGCATGATGTCTACCGGCTTGCCGATGTAGTTCTCATTGCTAAAGACGCTGTCCCATGCGTCATTCAGTGCAGCTTCAGCATCCTGCTTGCGAGTTCGCATTGAAGTGCCGGTGACACCCTCGATCGCGCCCTCCCTGGTGAAGGTCGAGCGACCATCGGTCAGCATGTCGAACGCGCCGGAGAAAGCCTGACTCATGCCTGCGTAGGTTTGAGCCTTGGCGTATTGACCTGCCTTCCAGGCATCAACTAGTCCGCCCATGCCAAGGCGGAAGGCACCCCCATAGACGTCCTCCATCATGTAGCTGGCATTGACCAGCGCACCAGAGACAACGTTCCGCTGGATCAGCGTGGCCGGACCACTGAACATGTTCGCCTTGCGATACGTGCTCAACAGCTGGACGGAAGTGAAGAAGTTGGGCTGGTTGATCGGCACATCACTGACGGCCGACAACCTTCTGGTCCGTGCAATCCGCTTCAGTGCGCTGCTGTCGTCCGTCTTGATCGCATCGAAGATCTGCGCAGCAAGACTGCCGTCCTCCAATGTGTCAGCGCTCAGCTTGTAGACATCTTCATAGTTGAGCATGTCCTTCTGCAGGTATTGCTCAAAGGTGTCGAGAGAAAACCGCCTTGCGTTCAACGCCTGGCCAACACGCCGGGACATCAACGCATCAACCTGCTCAAAGAAGTTGGCGTATTGCGCAGCACGCGCAACGTTCTCTTTGAGCTGTGGCGTGATCCCAACAGTGCCAAGCAGTTCGGCATAGTCATCAAGCATGTCTGCCAGATGACGCGTCGAGTCCTGACGCATCATCTTGCTCATCACCATGTTCATCGGCAGGCGATCAATCGCCTTGTACTTCTTGGACATGCCGCGAGCGATCTCTTCGACATTGCCTCCGCGAAGCCCGATCTCAGCCATCATCTGCTGACCAGCAACTTCCTTGGTGAAAGGAGTCATCAGGTCCCTGCCGGTCGGAGAGTTCCGCCGGCGCTCACCCATCATCTCAAGGAGGATGTTGACGTTCTCCTCGTTGAATGGCATCTGGGCATAGTTGATGTTCAGCGCTTCGCTGCCCCTTGGTTTGACCTTGCTGTCGAAGTTGGCCTGAACCAATTCACGAATAGCTTCTTCGCCGCGGCCAACGTTCAGGCGTTCGACTTCATCCCAGAACTCCATGGGATTAAGGCGAAGCTTCGTGCCGTCCACCATTGAGAACGTGCGGAACGTTTCTGTATTGGGTGGCTTCTTGGCACGCTGGGCAGCACCAGCAGCCTGTGCCCGCTCTAGCTTTTCGAGTGCAGCAAGCTCGGCCTCGGCCTTTTTGATTTGCTGGTCAAGGTTGGAACAATCAGCCATTGCAGGTTGCCTCCTCGGCTTGCTTTTTGAGTTGTTCTAAACGGGCCTGAAGCTCTTGCTTTTGAGCAGCAAGCTTCTGCTGGTTGCGAACTTCAGCGCGACGTTCAGCCGTGACAGAAGTCTTCTTGGGTTTACGAGTGGCACGCAGCTGGTCACGTCGCTTGGCAAGTTCCTCCTTGAGATTGCCAAATGCCGACCACCTCAAGACACGCTCTTTGGGTGCAGGCGCATCTGGTGTTGGCACTTGCTCAGAAAGGTCTGCGAACTTGCTGTAACCAGGAGTCTCTGCCCTGAGCACACCCGTATAAGACCTGGCGTTTTGATCGCCTGGCATGGAGAACTGAGTGCCCAGCAATCCCATCCGCTTCTTCTCTTCCCACGTCAGGTTGTTCCATCCCTGCTGTTCGAGATAGGCAGCGTTGGCCGCTTTCCTTGCCTCGTTATCCAACACGGCCCAGTCGTAACGAGTCCGCATCTCCTCCAGCTTTAACTCCAAGCTCTTAGGAGTGGGGATGTCGTAGACGGGCATGGTGTCATTGGCGAATGCCAGGGATAGCTGGCCCGAGTCATCAGCCATCAGCGAATCAATCAACTCGCCTTGGCTGTAATCAGCGCTCGGGATCCGAGCAGGGATCGGAGTGACATCCGGCTGCACCTCACCGTTGTCGATTGCGGCCTGCAGGATCTGACGCTTGAGGTCTTCCCGTGCTTCACCGCTTAGGCCGCGGCCACCAGGGAACTGTGGATCAACGTTGAGGTTCAACGTCTGCTGCAGTTCCAGGTCTAGCTGCTCAAGGCGTGGGGCGAACTTGCCCTGACGCTGAGCAAACTCAACCATGGCATCGACGATGTCCTCCTTCTTGGCGGACCAGACTCGACGACCGGTGCGAGCTTTCAAGATCGCGGCAATGTCAGCCGAGCCGCTGACTTCATTCGGGGCATTCATCCTCCGCAGCAAATCACGTGGCCAGCCCATCAACTCGTCTTTGTAGGCGGCAACGTTTGAGTAGCCCTGGCTGATTTCTGCGCCGGCCGAACGGAAGACACCCAGTCGCTCGTCAAACTCCATATCAACAAGTGCAGCCCTACCGTCTGCAACCAGCTGGTCGATCTGATCAAACGTGTTGGGTGCTGCTTCTTCCGCCAACGCGTCGAGCTGACGCATGGTCGGAGGGGTGGACAAATCCATGGAGAGCTGATCACCCACCAGCACGGGTGCGGCAGGGTCAACCTCCAGTCGCTGCATCTCAACCCTTGCGGCATCCAGCTGCTGCTGAATCTTGTTGGTCAAACGCTTGGCGCCGGTTGCCGTCAGCCGCTTCTTTGATCCTTCAGGCAGAGCCATGCGTGACTGGATCTCAATCAGCTGCTGCTCGAGGTCAGCGACCTGCTGCTGCGTGGCATTCAACTGCTGCTGACGCTGAGCCAACTTCTCGTCACGGCTCACCTTGGGCAACATGTCTCGCAACTGCTGATCACTTAACTCATCCAGCTCAGCCAAGAAGGTGCTCAGTTCTGGACGGGGGTCAGGGGCGTCTGCGTATTGGCGCGGCTCAATCACCGGGACCTCAAGGCCAGGGATCAACTCCTGCCCACCACCGGACTGCAGTGCTTGGATCTGCGCCTCGATCTGGTCCGATTGCTTCACCACTTCAGGCGTGACCTCGACGCCAGAGTTGGCCTTGATCAACTCGTAGCGCTCACGTTGCAGTGCTCTGATCTGCTGCGCCACTTCAGGGCTGACGCTGTCAGGGAACGTCAGTTCGTATTGACCATCAGCAGTCCTGGTCTCAAGGCCCATGTCCTCAAGCCGTCTGCGCTGCGTCTCGACCTGCTGAATTTGCAGGTTGGAAGACTGAGCACGACTAATCGCTGAATCCTCAGGGATCGTCTGGCGCTGCCTCCAGCTTTGATCACCCATCGTTGGCCAGCTGGTCGGGTCATCGCCATAGCTCTGAACTGGCGGCAACGTCCGTGTGCCATCAGGGACTACATCCCTTGCAGGGGCAGGCGGCAGTAGTGCCTGACGTGATGGTGCGTAAGGAGCCAGCGCCGTCTCGGCCACATCGTTTAGCGACTTGGGCAGCTCCGTCCCGACCAAGGCATTACGAAGTGGACGGACCGATCCGATGCCGGCGAGAACAGTCAGCGGTGCAAGCAGTCCATCAACAAGAACTTGATCGCGCAGTGCCTCGAGATAGCTCTGGTTCTCTGCATCAACACGACCTGGGAGGCGAAGTCCGGTCTCGTCATCACGAACGACCCGAACGAAAGGGATGCCCTCCCTGTTGGACGGGTCGATGACGATGTCGTCTGGCGTGTTAAGCAGGTTCCCCTCCTTGAGGGGGTCCATATACAACGCTGCTGTGGTCGTTGACCCGAGGGTCTCAGCGGCACCACGGGCGAGGTTCAGATTCCTTGCTGCGTCAGGACTGCGTCGCGCCAGGAACGCAAGCTCTCTCGCCCTTCTGGTCTGCATCAGTGCGTTGCCCGCCCTGGCAAGAGCAGGGATCTGCGTCAGCCGCCGTGCAATGCCAGCACCAGTAATCGTGCCCAACACTTCTGCACCAGCCACTCGACCCAAAGGGCGACCAGCTACGTCAGCCGGGGTGTCACGTTGGAACGGATCGTTCTGGTTGATGCTGTATCTGCCAGGGTTGATCCTGGCGGCCTGCTCATCGGTGACCGCCCATGCGTCAGACGTGTCCACGTCTTTCCTAAGGACCACATCGCCAACGGCGTTACCCAGGTTGCTGACGGCGTTGAGCGGTCCGGTGACAAGACCTTCAGTGAAGCCTTCGGATCCAACTGCGTTGAAGAACTGAGCAAGCGGCTTCGCAGTAGGGGACTTAATCCCAAACTGCTGAAACACTGGGCCAATGCCAGGCATTTGCTGGAGACCTGGGATTAGCGGCACCCGCCCCGCCAGATCCTCAAGCCCTTTGTTCTTTAACGCCTGACGCTGGGTCGCGTCCATCGCGTAATACTCTCTGGCCGTGATTGAAAAACCAGGGCCAGAGATTTTTGTGTTGGGATCAATCTTGTTCCCGAAGTCGTCCGTGATTGCGTTAGGCGGCCCCTGACGCTGACGGTCGCGATAAGAGATTGGCTGAAGGTTATTCAGCTCATCGTCAGTGATTTGCGGAACTACGAAGGGCATGACTGGTCAAGCAGGTTGTGCGGGGAAATAGATGGACGTGAGCCAGGCACCTGGACTTCGTGGGTTGTAGTTATCGGGCCGCGGATTCACGGCATAGGCGTAGTTGGCAGAAGCTGGTGTTGTCGAAGAGCGAGTGCTATTGATTCGACGTTGCAGCTCTTTCCTGTTCTCTCCGGTGGGATCCAGTTGTGGATAGAACCGCAACTGTTCAAGCAGGTAACGATCAGTTGAAGTGCCCGCCTTGTTGGCCAGGTCATACAGGTCTTTGGTGACCGGCCTGTTGTTTGCAAGGCGTGCAAGCTCTGCCCTAATCCACGTCGGCTGCATCACCGCGCGCTGCCTGTACTGACGCGCAGTGTTGCGGGGGATCGAGCTTGCTGCAGCCTGCGGCACCGGCCCAGTGTTGGGGGTGTTGTTGCTGTTATTGCCGCCTGCGGGCTGGGTCGGGAGCCTGGTGGGGGCGTTGCTTTGGGACTGGCTTTGCGGCCCGAGAGCCGCGGCCTTGAGGTCTTTGTACGCCTGGGTCTGACGAGCCTTTTGAACTGCCTCACGCATCAGCACCGCTAACTCGCCTTGCGGTATCTGCGTGCGACCTGGATTTGCATTTAGCCAGGCTTGCCTCTCATTGTCGATCCATGTTTGATACAAACCCCTCAACCCATTCGCATAAGTTTGATAACGCTTTTGCTCGCCTAGAGCTGCACCAGTGGTCTGGCCTGCTGCCTGCGCAATCGCGAAGCTAAGTGGATCAAACTTTGCCCCATTTCGCAGCTTGTCGATTTCGGGATCTTTAAGGTCTTCAGTAACAAAGCGGCTCAAGTTCCCTTGCAGCGCAGCGCCTGTTGGCATTTTTGAAAGCTGCTCTCTGCGGCCATAAATAAGCTTGCTGTATTCCTCCATCTTCTTGATCTGCTGCTCTTGAGTCGGGAAGGAAGCAGCAACTTTGTTGGCCTGAGCAATCACCTTGGCGAAATTGGCGCCCTGAAGATCAGCAGGCGTCAGGTTCATTAAGCCTTGCTCAAACTCACCAACAGTCAGCGATGACGGATTGAAGGTCGCCATTGCTGCAGACCTTGCTTCATTGACCTTCCTTGCAGTCCAGCCCGGCATGTCGCCAAAGCCCATGCTGGCCCCTTTTGCCTGAAGATTTGCCAAGCGCTCTTGGAACTCCGGGGTGTCAACCATCACAGAGCCAGGGCCATCTGCTGCAAACCAAAGCTGCTCAAGCTGATCCTCAACGCCACCCTGTTGCGCCGTATAGGCGTTGTTCCTTGCTTGAATTGCTTGGGTCGTCATCTCCTGCAACTCGACAGGATTGCTGTTCCCAAACATGGGACGCTTTTCGTAGGGCATGTTGGATGGCCCAGTCCGAATCTGCTGAATCGGAGCGCTCATGTGTGGGTAGTTGGCACGAATAAAGCCAAGCGTTTTTTGAATCCGCTCCCAAGCCTTTGCTTTGTCCTTCCCTCCCAGCAGGCGAAGCGCTATGTCAATGTCATTCGTCAGTCGCCTGGCAGCAGCATCATCAAAACCAGGGTCGCCCGGCTTCAGCTTTTGACCGCTTGGCAATTCAATGCCTTGCTGTCCCCAAAGCAGAGCACCCTCTGCAATCAGCGCATTAGTAATAGTGACCGCAGACTCATGCAGCTCCTCGGTGTAAAGCTCTGATTGCTTTTGTGTGTATTGGTCCCAGCTTTTATTGACCTGTGGCGTGACGTAATAAGTTGCCTCCGGCTCATTGCCCTGCAGTCCAAAGCGCTGATAAACGTTCTGCGTCAGCTGCTGCTTTCGCTGCATCAGCTGAGGACTGCCAGGCACCAGACGGCTTAACTCGCCGGCGTTCCTGGCAAGGTCTGCATTCAGCACAGCAGACACCTGGCCTGCAGCCAGCTGAGCCAACGCACGCCTGCGGCCAACAGCTCTCCACGGGTTGGCCTCACGGAACAGCGACTCAGCGACCGGATCGGTCTTCGCTAGCTGGGTCTGGACCTGAGCAGCTTCCGCAGCTCCCTGTTCCTGGTTCCGCTGAACCTGCAGCTGTGACCTGACCCTTTGGTTCTCAAGCTCTTCGTAATAACCAGCCTCAATGCTGGACTTGGCGTAATACTTGAAACCCTTGTCAGCCAAGGAAACAAGCTCCTTGCTTAACGGGGCAAGAGCATTCGCGACCTGCTCGAACTTGTTGAACCCAGCAACACTGCTGGTGCCTGCCTGCTGCAACGTCGCGATCTTGCTGACAGCGCCAAGCAGTGGCTGCTGCGATGCATTCGGACGCTGGAACTGCTGAGGCCTGATGAACGAATTAAGCGGCTGAGCCTGAGGCTGGATCTGATTGCTAAATAGACGTTCCATCAACCATTACCTCCAAGACCCGAGTAGTTGCCGAACAGTTGACCGAATGTGGTTCCAAGCGGTGAGCCAGTCCCTGGACCCGTCAGAGAACTTGGCGTCTTCAGTGCCTGCATCCCTTGGAAGGTGCTGAAGCCTTGGCTCACACCGCCCAGCAGGGCAGAACCCACATCCATTGCAAACGCTGCATTGCTTGGTGGCGCACCTGTCCTGCTCGGTGGTGGTGGCGTAAGCATCGTGGGCAGTGGCGCGAACGGGGCAATTGGATCGAACACTTGCTGCTCCTGGTAAAGGGTCTGGCTGTTCCACTGGCTCAGGTACTCAGCAACCTGGCCGGCCTGACTTCGGGTGTATTGCCTTTCTCTGATGTCGGACTCAATCGCCTTTAACGCCAGCTGATCTCCCAACTGAAAGGCGTAGTTATTGACGATCCGATCAACACTGTTGCCCTCCATGTTCATTGCCTGAACTGAGGCCCTGGCAGACAGCGCTCGCCAGGTGTATTGCTGCTGGGCTACAGCAGAAGCCATCTCCGCTTCTCGAAGCTGATCGCTCAGGGCCTGGCTGTCCTGAACAAACGATGCCCCCGCTGCTGCCCTCGTTTCACCAACGACTTTTGCTTGATCAGCCGCACGCAGTAATTCAACGTTCCGCTGGGAATTTGAATAAGCCCGCTGCTGGTTGTAATTGAACGTCTCCCTCCAAAACTCGTATTGCTTGTTTGCGTCCTGGACCTTGGCGCTGAACCCCGCCTGCCAAATCGAAAAACGATTGTTGGCATCTTGAAAGGCAATGTCGTTCAGGTATTGCTGCTGCTGCGCATTCCGCTTGGCAGTAGCGCCAAACAAGCCGAGGCCTGCCTGCAGGCCGCCAGTGGCTAGACCTGCAACCAGAGGGGAAATAACAATCATCAGGCCTCCCTCCAGAACTCACAGAACAGAGCAGCTGAAGGACCCATTGGCCGCGGCGGGGCAACCGTAAATCCCAAGTGCTTGAGCCAGCGAATACTCGCCTTGTTCTTGGAATAAACGTCGTTACCGATAGCCATGCCAGCAGCCTCTAAACAATGCTCAACCCATCCTCGCCCTTCTTTGCACAACTGCAAACGTCGAGACCTCGTCGCGGTTAATTCCCTGGTCCCCAGCATCCAAATCCGGTCCCCGTTCAACCCTGTCAGCCCCACAGGAACGCCATCGCTCGTCTCGATGCACCGGCAAAGCTCGCTATTCGCCCAGCTGTCCATCACAGCTTCCATTGGCGTGGCCTGATGGCTAAGCCAAACCTCGGTCTTGTCCTCCTCCCTGAGGTTCATCCCAACGCGCAACACGCGCTCCTCAGTCGCCTTTGCCCATCTCATTGAAGAGCCCTCGCTCTAGATGTCACAAGTGCAATCCACTCGCAAGTCGAGAACTTACAAGGGATCGGCTTGTCGCTCTTAATTTCAACGAAGATTTGCTCACCTTGCCCGTAAATCGGAATACTGAAAACTCCCTCAAAGAAGCGGACGCTGTCTTCGTTCATGTCAGCCAGAGCCGGCTTGCCGATCGTGGCGTTACGCACAGCAGCAACAGTCCCGTCGTAGACGTAAGTCCCGCCAGTCCTGAACTCAGGCAGGACATGGATCTCGAAATAGCCAGTCTCGTGATAGCGAAGCTTTGCTGTGCGGACTTGCGTTCGCATCGCATTGGCCGCGGCCTTCCCGCCGCCAATCTCGCGAGTCATCTTGAACTTGGTGAAGCGATAGCGGAACTCATAGGGCTCACCACAGATGACATCGGTGCTGGTCCAGTCGCCACGCGCCGTGATCGATGTGCCGCTGCTGGCCTCACCAATCAGAACAGGTCCGGTTGAGGCAGGGTCTGTCATGTCCCACATCGACCAGATCTGCGTTTTGGCCCTCATCTCATACGGAATGGTGAAGGTCGATTCATTGTTCTGCTCGTCATAAGTAGGCGTCCCAATCCGCAAAGCAGCCGGCGTCTCCGTGGTGCTTGTGATCCGACGGTCCAGCAGCATTGCGTAAGGGGCAAAGCTGGCTGACTCAGCCTGCCGATCCTTGACCGACATCCGCTCAAGGTAAACATCGTTGCCGTACTGACAGAGCAAATAAAGCTCTTCCTCGACACACAGCACCTGGAGGATCTGATCAGCGCCGTTCAGCTCATAAAAACTCCAGCTGGACTGAGCACGCTCAACCCCGCCGCCCTGATTCCGATAGAAATACTTGTAGACGTAAATGCGATTGCGGTAGTCAGTGTCGCCAGCATTCCCGGTGTTCCTGCCACTAATGGCGAAAAGCGCATTGCCCGTGTCGTTAACCGTCATCTTGAAGACTTCGGCTGGGATGTAGCTCGATACGTACCCGGTCAAATCAGCGGCATCAGCCGTCAGCGCAGTTCCCGCACCGCGGACACTGAACTCACGCATCTGAGTCCACTCGCCGTTCTGCTGGGCAAAGATGATCCCGCCGCCCGCCTGCTGGGGCCTGACGTTGGTATCAACCTCAAACTGCGTCAGCACCGTCAGCTGGGCAGTCTTTGGCGTCAGCACCGTCTCAGCAGCGTTAAAGCGAAACTGATACTGCGCAGAGAACAGGATCAGCTCATCCTGATAAGGGACTGCGTAACGCAGAACGGAAACCCTGTTGTTGCTGGCAACGATGTCAATCGGATCAGTGTCGAGAACCGCTGTCACCGTCTCGGGGAAGAACTTGAAGAACTCCCTGGTCTGGCTCAGGATGACGTTCTCATCCGCCAGGAACCCAAGTCGGTTCTTGTAGATGAATACGTCGTTGATCGGATAGCCAATGAAACTGGGATCGGGCGCAGTGTCGTAGTCACCGCAAGTCCTCTCCCCCCACTTCGGCACATCACCAGGGATGCCAGCAACCACCTGGCCATTCGCAGGACCAAACCAGAAAGTGCCGTCACTTTTCCGCACCAGAAGATGCGGCATCGTGTCTGGGTCGATCTTGTACTCAACACCAGGGCTAACGGTCTCTAGCCATGAGCCCTCGTTGAACTCTCCGTTGGGGTTCTTGATGTCTGCACCGCGTGGCTCAAATTCCACGTAGTACCCATCGAAGTTATTGCCGGGATCACCCGTGATCGCGACCTGATAACCAATTGGTGCAATCGTCGGCAGCTCAGTAAAGGCCTGGACCTCATTGAGAATTGCCGTGATGTCAGCGTTTGACCTGGCGTCCGACACCTCAACAGAGATTGGGTTGGTGCCCCAGATCCAGATGACAGAGCCCACCGCCTGAAGGGTGTAGCCGGTCAGACCAGCAGTGCTTAGTCCAGTGATGATCGCCTGGGCAATCTCTTCAGAGCTGATCCGGTTCTCAGTAACGCTGCTGCCACTGCTGACCACTGCAGCAACAGGGGTCTGAACAGTCGCCTGAAATCCGTTGACGTTGACGGTGTACGTCTGGCCGTAGTTCGCAGCGCGAACCCAGATCAGGCACTCATGCGGCGGCCTGGAGTTAGCGGGAGCCGTATCGGTCTCCATCGCCGTCGCAGTGTTCAGGTTGCAGATAAAGGTGTAGTCAGCAACTGTGACCGCACGAATCTGCGACCGTGCATCAGTTACAGAAGACAGGTAGTCAAACGAGCTGCCGTCTTCTGTCACCGTTTGCGCGGTGCCGTTTAAATCGAAAACCTGGATTCCGCTATTCGTGATGACTGATAAATACTCCTCGCTCTGGTCTCTAAGAATCGAGTGGATGAAGGCATCGCCAAAAGGAGTAGTGCTGACCTTGGCGAGCGTCGTTGTGTAATCACGTTTGCGCAGACCCTCGGCGATGGACGACACACCATTGATCTGGATTGACCCCTGAGACGGGTCACGCTGCGCGTCAGGCTGCTGCGAGACCCCCTGAATGAGATTGGGGATCGCGTAAGAAACAAGATCAGCCAATTCCAGTGCCTCCGTAAACGCCACGACGAAGGCCGAACTCTGCGCTGTATGTCGGCCTTGGGCCAGAGAATGGCCCCCCTGTCAGTGAGTTGGGCTGAGCTTGCTCGTACTCAACACGCATCAACTCCGTCAATGCAGCCTGCTCGTCAACTGCTGTGTAGTTGATCAGCGAGTCAGAGCCCAACATCCGTGACGCAAAAACTCGTGCCGCTCTGATCGTTGTCCAACGATTGAATGCTTCTGGACTGTCATCCCAAGGCAGCAGCCACACCACGTCTGCCTTAATCGGCGCATCAGTGCTGGCAATTTGATACGACCTGTTTTTCTTGTCGTAGACCCTTGTGCCGCGCAGCACATAACGAC